CTCATGGAACATCAGTACCACATTGCCGTTGCTATGCCGAATCCACATACGCTTAGAAAGAGCGAGGCAGCAAAAGTGCCGCGATAAATCCGGTTGCGCCTGAGAAGTCGATACTCAATGTGCCGTCGGGCTGCAGGAAGCGTGCAACTTCAAAGGGGCCGATGACACCCAGGCCAGTCGTGGCCGTCATGGCCGATGTCACGAGGTCGCCCTTGCCACCTTCAAAGCCTGGATAGGTGAACGCTGCGCCATTGCCAGTACCTGCACCGGTCTTGGCGAGTCCACCATCAGAGGTCGCGGCGCGGACAGTAACGGTACGGCCTGTTCCGTTCGTGTTGAGCACGAGCAGGATGAGGCGGTCAATGTTGCCGCCAGCAGGTATACCCGTCGTGGGGATAGCAACGGACATGCCATTGGTGTTATCCGTCGCGGTAAAGCTGGTACCGTCATTGAGCATATTGACAATCGCGGTATTGCCTGCCAGCACTTTCGGTGCCAGTACAGTTCGGTTCGTCATGGTATGAGCCTTTCTTTCTGCCAGACTTATGGATGCGTGAAGTATCCGGCGGCAATCGCGTAAGGGCGGATCGTCTTCGCGCCATAGAGAGCCAGGCCCTTCACGGCGTCACCGAAGCGCAGAGGCGGCTGGTAGGCGACTACTTTATTGAGTCCCTCAGCCTTGGTCATTGCCATGGTATGGCCTGCCAGCACTACGTCGGTAGAGCCAGCCGTGCCGATAGTACCGGACAGGTGAGGCGCATTGATACTCTCATAGACATCCATGCCAGCCACTTTACCTAAGTAGGCATCACCGACGGAGCCGCCAGAGGCGTCAAGTTTGTTGGTCTGAATGGTGTAACGGGCTTCGGGTGTATTAAAGGATGTGAAGCGGATGTCCTGAATAAGCAGGGTAGTACCCCACGGTGGCACGACACACCATCGGCCTTGCTTCGGTACTTTGTTCTCAGTCAACTTCTGGTTCATCACCACGAGGTAGTCGTAAAACGTGGTACCTGCGCCAACGCCTGTACTGGTGGCTGTGGCAACGGTGGGCGTGGTGGGCGAACCGGATGAGCCGATGGTGTTGGTGGCGTCGGCATAGAAGCCAGCGAAGTAGACATCCATGGTGTTCGCGAGTTCGTAGGCGGCCCATGCCATGGCTTCACCCATCACCTTGGGCTGGGATTGCGCGGCATCCACATCGTCTACAATGAAGTTGTAGGATTTGGCCTGGCTAATCGTCAGCATCGTTTGCGCATCGTTCAAGGACTGAGGCGCGGCCAGGTCGGTGTCTTTGGTATAGTTGGAGATGGTGATATCGCCGATCATGTTGATCTTGACGGTATCCCCCATGTTGGCAATGACTCCCTCATAATCGGAGTTGAAGAGATTGCCATACACGAGATTGGCCCGCAGTGCTGGTAGCAACGTGTCAGCCCACAAGGCGGGAATGAAATTGTTGAGAGAAATGGTACACCTCCATTATCCTCTCCTCAACATATAACCGTGTTACGTGCTGGGGACAAGATACGAAAGGACAATAATAAAGGGTCTGGACTATTTCTGTCCGTAGCGGAACATATGCTCCGCCTTGTACTTCTGAATTTCCGCACGCCGCGCCATGTATTCCTCACCACTCATCTTTGCGATAACCTCATCACTGAGTGCAGGCGGCGTGCTGCTCTGTGACTTGCTCGGATTGGTTGCACCTCCACCCGTTGGGGCGGCTGGTGCTGACTTACTCACAAGCATCGGGTACGTTTTCGCCAAGGCTTTCAGCGCATCTCCCACGTTGGCAGGATTGCCCTCATCGTCAAGGATAGCAGCGCGATCAATGAGCTTTTCCGCAAGGTCGGGCGCGATACCCAAAGACTGGGCTTGCAGTCGTATCTCTGCTGAGATGCGTGTATCCTGAGCTTGCTTGATAGCGGCGTCATGGGCCTTTTGCAAGTCAGCAATCTGCTTCTCAAGTCGCTCTTTCTCTGAGAGTTTATCGACGGCGGCTTTCGCTTCCGCGTCCTCAAAGGCTTTCAAGCGTTTGCGTAGGGCATTGGCTTCTTGACGCAGCTTCTTAGCTTCATCGAGTGAGATGGTGTCGGGTGATGTGCTTTGACCCTCACCCGCCTGGGGTTCGGTCGTGGTCGTGGTGCCCGCCTGGGGCTGTGGAGTGCTGTCATCGCTACCCGCCTGGGGCGGCGTGACTACTAGTTCATCTGCCATAATTGTACCTCTTCACGGTTCAGTTTGTCAATACTGTTTCGTTGCTTCTGAAATGTCGCTCAATATCAGATATTAGGGCAGCACCAATACCCTGCACTTCTTCGTATTGAAGTGCCGTGATACGTTCAGTACAGCGTTGACTTACCTCAGTCAACGCCTGGGATACTACCGTATCTAGCCAGTAATGCCGCTCCATTGCCAATACGTCTACTTCTGGATTTGCTGATATGGCTGTTTTCTTCGAGTGATCTTTTTCGTAGTAGGTGATCGCTGCTTCGTTGACGCTATTCACACGCAAGTAGATCACCGCATCAGTAACGTTGGTAACTTCCTCGCCCGTATCAGCGTCATGGACAGTCGTCATATAGCCTACAGGCGTCTTCCCAGGCTCGTCATACCTATGTTGTATGTGTTTAATGCGGACACGCCGCTTATAGTCGTTCATACATTTTCCTTTTCTTCCACGATGATACACAAGGCGTCTTTCCTGCCAGCCATAATGCTTGCGGTAAAGCGGTGCTTGCCATTATCAATCGCAAATAGGCCAGGATGCACCGACGGCTTGACGATGAGCGGGTCAACGTCCTGCTCAGGATAGGCCGTCAGCAAGTCCAGGTAGATCGCGAACTTCTCTGGAAAGTAGGACGCCGTTTCCGTCACGATCAATTGACTGAGCAGAAGCCGCTCTATGCGTAACCGTGCGCCTTGTGCAATCATCTACTTGCCTGTCTTTGGCTTTGGTGGCATCGGTGGTCGATTTTCCTTGAGTCTTTTATCAGGTTTCCCGCCTGGCTTTGGTTTTCCACCCATGATTGTCACTCCTTCCTCAATGTAGGTATCATCATAAATGTGCGCTCCAACGTGTTCACCTAGAGACGGCTTGATATCTCGCTTGCAAAAACCGATGGAAGCATGTTCCTTCTGCTGCTGTTCGAGCTCTCGTATGCGTTGCTCATCTTCCAGGATGCGGACGCGATATTCGAGTATCCTGGCCTGCTTGCGGAGTTTCTTGATTGACTCTGCCATGCTAATGCCCATTTACGAGCAAGGCAATCACCAGCGTAATGAGTGCCAGCAACGCCACAATGCCGTAGCATATGGCACGTATCACGTCATTGACGCGAGCCGCTGTGATGGCAATGTCGCCGGAGCGGACACAGATGAACAATACGAGAATGATGGTTGGTGCTAAGAGTTGAGACATAGAATTATCCTTTCGAGATATCTTTATACGGTTTTACGAATATGGACTAAAGTTCGTCCAATTCTTTTAGTAACTTGGTGTGCTTCCTGGCATTGCAAGAGCGACACGCAACTTTTACATTGTCATATGTGTGATTTCCACCTCTTGCAAGAGGGATTACATGCTCAAGGTCAAAGCCATTGAACGGCAATTCTTTACCGCACATGTAGCACTTTCCATCGTCACGGTCATAAACCACGCGCCTGCTGACGTACTCTACATTCGGAGCGTTACGTTTGAGTGCCTTGTGCTTATTTTTACGATCTCTATTTACTCCTGGCTTTTGACGGCTTATACGTCCATATTCAAGTGCCTTAGCACCGTGTTTTGCCTTATGACATTCTTTACATTGAGACACTAAGCCCGTCTTAGCATACTTGCTTCTAGTGAAGTGACTGGAAGGTAGAATCCGATTGCAGGTTCGACATATCTTTTCAGGTGGTATTATTCCCGTTCCAGCAATACGTTTGGCATAGTTGTTTGCTCGCGCTCTCTCACCTTCAGCGGGGCGCGTTGACTTAATGCACGCCTTACAATAACCTGCATACCCATCAACCGACCCGCGGCTATGGTGATATTCGGACACGGGCTTTTCGGCATGGCAGTGTCCGCAAGTTTTGAGTTCGCGTATGATTTGGGGTAGAGATTTACGATATGCGTTAGCACAGTCTCTGCATTGGGATTGATAGCCAGTTTTAGTTACCCTGTCCTTGTTGAATGCCTCAATGGGTTTTTTAATATGACAGGCGGGGCATAGCTTCTCTTGAGGCGGGGCCACATGCTTTATTTCACGTCCAGGTCTTCTGGCATAGGCATTAGCGCAAGATTTACAATAAGAATGTAAACCGTCTTTATTATTTTTGCTGTAATGAAAGAATTCGTGAGTTCTAAGAAAGGAGTTTCCACAAAGAGGGCAGCATTTTTGTGATACAATATCCACGATGAACCTCCGACACAGGTTTATCAATGTCAGAGTGGTGTGACTAGCACCCTCTGACACAACAATATTTCTACCCTCATTATAGCATAAAGCCGCTTCACAAGCAAGTTCAGGCACTATTTTACTTCCCTCCTGTGATTTGTCTAATGCTCCGAACGTAAATGGAACTTCCCCATACAGGGTCGCTCTCATGCCCTACAAACGCGCTGAGAGGCGTTCCTGCCTTGTACAGAGCATAGAGGGCGTCACTATCAAACGTAGCCTTCTGCACCTCTACAGACTGCTGTGCGAGCCACTGTGCGCCTGTTTGCATGGGCGGTGTATCCGCGGTATAGAAGACTTTCTGGCAATGGCACCTGGGATGTGAACCTAAGTCTTCTGAAAGCGGATGCTTTGACCCGTGCATGAAGATACAGGCAACACAGGTGTTCCCTTGCAGGTCAGCGAACCAATACCAGCCCAGTATCTTCGTGTTGGCATTGGTTCCCACGAGCGTATCAACGGCCCCACGATAGGCGGCAGCAATAGCAGTGGTCGCAATGGCAATAGCGCGATGTAAGATGGTTTTCAGTGCTGAGCCGACGGATGAGGCTATAGCGGTTGCATCGTGTCCAAGAGAAATACCGACCTGGATAGCACTCATAGCTTGCTTTGTGACTTCTGGGGCAAGTTGCGCAAACAGTCCAGCGCGAGCCGATGTGATGCAGCCCACATCGGCGTGCTGAGCAAGGAGAGGATGTGCTGGTAAGCGAATAGGCGCAATACCGATATGGGTTAAGTGGGCGTGAGACGTGGTGGTAGCAAGATCAATGGCCTGATGCTGAGCGTGAGCGATGATCTGCTGAGCAGTGGTGGCAAAGTGCTGAGCGTCTATCTCAAGATAATGCTTGACGCCTAGGAGTTCACGAGTATAGGCGGTTAGTCCTAACGCTGCGTCAACGGCGTCGTTGCGTTGC